ATTTGACGGTGCTAAAAATATAGTTAGCGGAGTATTCGACGCTTTTGGAAATATTGCTGGGAAAGCTTGGGAATTTATTAAATCAATATGGAATACTGTTATAAGTTTCTACGCCGGAATATTTAATAGTGTTAGAAATACCGTAGCAAATGTCTTTAACGCTCTTGGTAAATTTGCTGGGAATGCTTGGAATTCAATAAAAAATGTATTTAACGGAGTCGGCGGCTTCTTTAGTGATATATTCAATGGTGCTAAAAATACCGTAGCAAATGTCTTTAGTGCACTAGGTAACTTTGCTTCAAATGCTTGGAATTCAATAAAAAATGTATTTAGTGGAGTCGGTACCTTCTTTAGTGATATATTCAATGGTGCTAAAAATATAGTTAGCGGAGTATTCAGTGCTATCGGTAACTTTGCTTCAAATGCTTGGGAATTCATTAAGTCAATATGGAATACTGTTATAAGTTTCTATGCTGGAATATTTGATGCTGTTAGAAATACTGTGGCAAATGTCTTTAACGCTCTTGGTAAATTCGCTTCAAATGCTTGGAACTCAATAAAAAATGTATTTAACGGAGTTGGTAACTTCTTTAGTGATATGTTCAATGGTGCTAAAAATATAGTTAGCGGAGCATTTAGTGCACTAGGTAACTTTGCTTCAAATGCTTGGAATTCAATAAAAAATGTATTTAACGGAGTCGGTAAATTCTTTAGTAGAGTATTTGACGGTGCTAAAAATATAGTTAGCGGAGTATTCGACGGTTTTGGAAATATTGCCTCTAATGCTTACAACTCAATAAAAAATGTATTTAATGGTATTGGCGGCTTCTTTAGTGATATATTTGGAGGAGTAAAAAATACAATAGATAACGTTCTAGGTGGTGTAGAAAATACAATTAAAAACATAAAAGGAGCTATTAATGGGATTGCAGGTAAACTTGGCGGACTGTTCAAAGGTTCTATGGTAGTAGGCTTAACAGATGTCAATCTATCTTCTAGCGGGTACGGTTTAAGTACGAACAGCGTATCAAGCGACAATAGAACGTATAACACATTCAACGTACAAGGTGGGGCTGGCCAAGATGTTTCTAACTTAGCACGAGCAATCAGACGAGAATTTGAACTAGGGAGGGCTTAATGGTAAGACAGTACAAAATACATACCAATTTAGACGGAACAGATGATAAAGTTTGGGACGTTACAAATGGAAAAGTTAGATTTTACCAGCCCTCTAATTTAGGGTTACAATCAACTAATAATATTTGGCAAAGTAATGGTATTGGAGTAATGGGAACACGCTCGATTACTCAACCTCAAATAGAGTTTAAGCTAGAAACATTTGGCGAAAGTTTGGACGAAAACTATCAACTAATGAAAGACTTCATAAACGATATTCTTAAACAAAAATTCGTTACACTTGAATATCAAACAGAAATTTTTCAGGTATATGCTGATTTAGCTTTAGCAGAAGTTACTAAAACAGAGGGTTACGGCAAAAATGGAACTTTCAGCGAAAAGATAACTTTTGATATAATTACAAAGTGGTACACTTACGAAAATCTAACTTTTGACAAAATTCAAAATGGTGAAGTTATCGCTGGTAAGTCTAAAATTTATGGTGGAACAGCACCAGGAAACTATAAATATGTCAAAGGAACTTCTTACACTTATTATGGAGAAAGCAATATAGACCGTTTAAGTCGTTGGGATATAAAAGATGAAATATTTAGTTTTATGGGAATATTATATCCGCAACGTCCTAAAACACCTGCTGGAGTTAGATTTTTAGACGATACTGGAAATGAATACACTGCGATTGTATTTAAGACGGAACAGGTGCAAAACTATATTTTAATCAATACAGATGTAAATGATGAAGTTTATCAAGGCTGGAACGGTACGACTTCATTAAATTTATTCCCTGTAATGGACTTTGAACGATATAGAACACGTATAATCGAACACGGTCAAATGGAGTTAATCAACCTTACCAAGGCGGAATTTAAAATTAAGAGAAAGGCGGATTTCATTTAATGTTAGAGGCTAATGTTTATGATAACTTTAATCCGAACTATTATAATATATCTGATTTTAATCTTCCTAACGGTAAAAAGGACAAAAGAGGGCTACCCATACCAAAAGCGAGATGTCAAGTTATTAACTATGAGTTATGGGAAACAGGTTATCTTTACACTTCGTCAGCTACATTGACGGTTTCGGTAGAAGTTGGGGATATTGTTCAAATTCTTTTTCCTGAAGTTGTTCCAGTCGAGGAAGCTCTAGGTCAAAAGAAAAAGTTAAACTTAGATATGGTTTATCTTGTGACAAGCGTAGATGAAAGCAATAAAGTCACGCTAAAGAACTATTTTTGGGCAATGATTGAAAGCCTAGATGTTCCTAATGCAATAACTAAAACGACAAACTTTGCTATCATTGATTATCTAATTGACCCTAATAAAAATAATTTAATGAGTTATGGTTATTTCTTTAATTCAAGTATTTTCGCCGGAAAGGCTACAATTAACCGAAAAGCGGAAACTTCATCAGCTCATGACGTAGCCAAAAGGATATTTTCTAAGGTTCAATTTCAACCGACAACAACTATTCAACACGCTTCGTCTGAAATAGACCCTAGAAACTTATTATTCATTAACTTCGCCTCTAGGAGCTGGAATAGAAATAGAATCACGACAAGGGTAGATATTAAGCAAAGCGTATCAATGGACACGGAGACAATAGTAGAACGTTCAGCTTATAATTTTGCTGTTGTGTTCATTAAGAATAAGGCAACAGATGACTATACAGACCCTCCTAAAATGTATACAGCCAAAAATAACGGCGATGTCATTGATTATAGCACTTATCATGGAGACGGAACAGACTTGCCAGATGTAAGGACAGCAAAAACATTATTTTATGACAGAGATGACCACGGAAACCCTCCAGACATATCTACTATCAAAGCAGAAATTTCTCCCTCTACTATCGTCACGAGGTTAATATTTAATCAAAACGAACTTTTGCCTTTGTATGTTAATGACTTAGTAGATATATGGTACGAAGGTAAACTGTATTCAGGTTACATAGCAGATAGAGTTAAAACAGAGTTCAATGATAGACTTATTTTTGTAGAAAGTGGAGACAAGCCGAATGTTATATGAGTATGTAGCCACTTATGGCGACAAATATAGAATAGATAGCTTTAAAGGGTATAGAGAGCTACGTAAAGACCACTTAGAACTTTTATCTGGTAAAGTATACTATAATAGCGAAAACACGCTTAGAATTGAAACTACACTCTTGTATGAAGTTGGTCAATTTGTATCAATTGGTGGTTATCCGTATGGCGGTAGAAAATTTAGATTATTAGAACTTTCAATTACTGATAACCCAGTTTTAGATAAAGCGAAGATAATTTCAAGAAAGGTAAAAAATGACAATTAAAAACTTCACATTCTTTAGTCCAAATAGTACAGAGTTTCCAGTAGGTTCAAATAATGACGCTAAACTCTACATGATGTTATCAGGAATGGACTACACAACGTTCAGGCGTACCGACTGGAGTTCTCCTGTTAATACAGCCTTAAACGTTCAATATGTTAATACTTCTTTCATTGTGGCTGGTCGTTACTTTGAATTGATTAATGAGACCGTAGCCCTTAAGGCTGACTCGTTAAACTATATTCACATTAATATCGATTTGACGAAAACGACAGCACCGGTTAGCGTATCTTGCGAAACAGCAGATAACAGTAATAAAATTGACTTGAACAATGCCTCTGGGGTTTATAAACGTGTCGTAGACATCATTACAACTAATGGTCTGGGAGTGACGAACCGTGTAACACCTACTCAAAAAACAACTGTGGGAGATTTAACTTCTAACAGTCTTAGAACAGGCGATTTAGAATTCACTGGAAACTTAAAAACTCCAGCGAAAAGAATTCTTTTTTCTGGTGCTTCGTTGTTACTTGACGGAGATGTCGTCAATGTTTCTAAAAATATATCAGACTGCGCTAATGGTTGGATTCTTCACTTCACAGAGTTTAAATCACGTATGAACGGAAATACAAAAAACTCACTTAATCAGTGGTTCTTTATTCCTAAAGAATCAGTACAGTTAGCTGATGTAGGGCATTCTTTCGCTCTTGCTAATTCTGCTGGCGGTGTTGCAACTAAATTTGCATATTTGCAAGGTAATCGAATCACAGGTCATGGGGTAAACAATAACACATCTTCAAAACAATTCTCACTACAACACGTATTGGAATATTGATAAATATAATTTAGAAAGCAAAATAAAATGGTAACTAGAATGATTTTAATAACTATCTTAATTTTGGCGATTTTATTCGCTACGTGGGTCAAAGATAGAGAAAAGATGAACCCACCTTTCAAACGTAGACTTGTGATTGATTTGACGGTAGTCTTCGCGCTATGGGTTTTATATGCAGTCTTTTACTTTACACAAACACCCTCAACTTCTGATATCGCTAAAACTGTAATTAATGTAGGTTTGCTATACTTTGTAGGACAGTTTGTTTATTTAATCGCAAAAATTAGCCCTATGTTTGACGGTTTGGTTAAACTCATTAAAAAGAGTGGCGTGAATATTCCTGAGGCGGATGAAGAACAAACGGAGGATAAAAAAGAATGAATATAACTAACGCTGGTGTACGTGGTTATAATCCTACTGGGGTTGTAATTCATAATGACGCTGGTTCAAACGGTGCTAACGCTGGCTTCTACAACAACTGGTTACCTAATCATAACCCTGAAAATGGCTTTGCTCATGTTTATATTGCCTCTGACGGGCGATTGCAGGCTTCCGACTTCTCTAATATGGCATACCATTGTGCTAACTCATACGGTAATGCAAATTATGCCAGTTGGGAAGTATGCCAATCAGAGGGCGATTTAAATCAGTTCTTGAGGAATGAACAAGCGGTACTAGATGACGTAGCTAAATATATGAAACAATGGGGACTAACTCCTAATCGTGATACTGTGAAGCTACATCAGGAGTTATCATCTACTTCATGTCCTAGACGCTCCGTAGAGGTACATGGTGGTACGGTGGAAAGTTGTCGCTCATACTTTATCACAGAACTAAATAAGCGCCTTACAGGGCAAACTGTAAGCACAGATAACAATAACACAACAGAAAGCGGAGAAATTGAAATGTTTCTAATTAATTGTAAAGACACTAAAAATTGGTATGTATGCAATGGAGTATCAGCACGACATGTTAAAACAACTCGTATGCTTGGAGGTTTCCAAGGTAAATTTGGAGCAATCAAGTTACCAGAAACAGTTATGTATCAAAAGGAATTTGAAGCAGAATATGGAAAAGTAGACTAATAAAAAAAAGGCCACCTTAATTGGTGGCTTTCTATTTTTTAATTTTTTATTTTCTTTGCGTAATGGCCTTTTATTGGTCTATTCTTTCTGATTGAGGCGCAAACAGCACTTCTATCCAATCCGAGCAACGACGATAACTCTGCTCCTGATTTATACACTTTACCGTTCCATTTTACGGGAATAGATTTACCTGACCTAACTTCAGATCCTAATATTTCATAAGCTCTCAAATTGTTTTCTTTCGGCGTCACATATTCGAGGTTTTCAAGTCTATTATCATGTTTATTCATGTTGATGTGGTCTACGTGTTTTTCACTATTACCGCAAAATGCTGTCATAACAATTCTGTGTACATATTCTATTTTATTATTTATACTGGTGACTAAATAACCAACTTTCGAAGGACTTAATTTTTTGGGGATTAATTTATTATTTTCTATTTTCCAAACTTCACCAACACTACTAACCATATATACATCTTTATATTTTATAAATTTTCTCATTACCACTTTGTTGCTTAATTGCTTACCTGATTAATTGCTTCAATAATATTATTGCCGGTATTTATTAGAATTTCATCACTTACAGTTACACTATTTCTTGAAAATAGTTCTTTCTCAATCTTCATGAAGTGCATTGATTTAGCTAAAAACTGAGCAGATGATTCATAGTATAATGTTTCTAGTTCATCATCTGAAAGCTGTGTTAAATCATCATTAGCAAAAGTTGTGAGTTTTCGCTTAATCTCTTTGCCATTGTCATCTTCTTCTATATAGTAACGCTTCATCTATTCACTCCTCTAATTTCAAATTTTTCAATAATATACCGCTTAGAACCAAGCTCAAAGCTGACTAGATAATTATTGAAAGGGTCATTCTTGTTCAAGTCATTCGCAATCTTTCTAGCTGTTTGCTGTGGATTTTTTGAACTATTAATCTCACTCGTATAATTGTGTAATATCATCTCATTGCCTCCCTTTGCATTTTGCGCTTTAGTCGTTGTTTATACAGATATTCTTTACTTGGCTTTAAACTATCCAATAACTCATCTAATAAGTCCAAAACCTTTCCTCCAGAACCTGCACTATCCATTTTTTTAAGTGTAAGCTCGTGCATTTCATCATCATTGAAAAACATAGTAAGATAAGGGAATACTACGGTATGTGGTAAACTCAAGCGTGATTTAGTTGTATGTAACTTAGGCCATGTACCTGTCTCATCTTTAATTTTTAACTCAAGTTGATTCATTCCGATACCTTGCTCTTTTAGTACGCTAGTAATTCTTTCATATAAATCTTCGTTTGTCATTATGCTATAACCTCAATTATTTCTGTATGCTTTTTAACTTCATATCTTTGTTCTTCTGGAAGCAATTCATTCCATTTTAAAGCCTCTTTTTTGTCATAAAACTTACGTGATTTAATTTCTTTTTCCAATATCCAAGATACTGTGTAGTATGTGAATTCGTCTTTCATTATCCAATTACTCCTGTCTTTATGTTTAATCTTTGCTGACTTGATAAGTGATATAAATTGCACCACTTGCAGTAATAAGCTCTAACTGGTATCTTATCAGCTTTCTTTTTGTTATGCTGTGCATTTACTATTGAATATAAAGCGCCCATTTTTGTGTATTTGCGTTTTTTACACATATTATTCACTAGCTTTCTTAACCATTGCTTGCTGAAAAGTTATATTACTTCCTTCAATCATATTACTTTGGATTTCTCCTTGTTTAATAAACCCTTTTTGTTCTAATTTAATTACTTGTTTTGTTAATCCTTTTAATGTAAATGCTGTTGCTACTTTAATTTTGTCCTTAGGTTTTCTGTTAAATAATTTCATTTGTTTTTTCACCAAAACTTTCTATTTTCATGTCTTCGTAATTAATTATCAAAAACACTCCATTCATTTATCGTAAATAATTCAAAGCCGTTCAGTTTGCTTTGTTTTTTAATTTCCACTTGATTTCTATCTAGGTCTGTCAGCAGTTCAATTACAGGTCTACCAATATCAAGCCACCTGATGACTGTATTAGCTTTAAGACCGAAATACTTAGCACATTGAGCCTTACAACTAAAGTGTAATTCTTCTTCCGTCATAGGGTTATAAGCTACTACATTTATAGCTTTTTGCATTTCCGTTATTTAACCTCCTTTTCTATAAGACTATAATAACAAAAAAAGTCAATGCTGTCAAACATTAACCCTTTTTAATTATTTTATTCCTTCCCAGCGTTCAAAATCATCAGCTAGTTCTTGTATAAAGCCCATAATATCGTCAGTAGTGTACTCTGTAAGCTCATTCTCGTTACTTAAGTTAGCAAGTTCTCCTGCATAGTCTAAAGCCTTGTTATGGTCTTTGTCGTAGCTTTCACCCTCTTTCTTGCCAGCTCTTACTAGATACTTCAATACCTGCATTGTATACCACCCTACAAGCTCTTCATAGTTAAAATTATGTTTCAAGTATTCATTAAGTTCAACACCGTATTCGTTGGCATAGTGCTTATTTGTACTGTAATTCATTAGATGTTACCTCCAAGCCATGCAATAAGTAACGTCGCAAGCATACCTATCCAAGTGATAGCGATAAGTGTAAAACTGACACCTGCAACCATCATTAAAGTTTTTACTGTATCTTTCATTTTATTCTCCTTAGTTTGATTGTCTGTATTTTTCCATTACTTCAGGGTATTTACTGACAAATTGCAATTGTTCTTGATGTAAACGACTTGACCAGTTGAATAGTCTATCAATTTCAGCTAAAGCACTCAATTTTTCATACATCTCTTTAATGTAAAACTCTGCATTTCCTACTGACTTCCAATGTGCTGACGTTCTCACAGAGTACCCATTTTCAGCAAGTTTTTGCGCGATAATATCAGCCTTTTCTTTTTTCTTCATCAGGCTATCAATCTCTTTAAATATAATCTTTAACAATTTCACTTGATAGTTTTGCACTATTTCTTTGGCTGTCACTCTCCGCCCTCCAAATCATTAATTTCTTCTAAAGTTTCCCAACCCATGTCTGTTTTAAAACTTTTAACTTCTCTCTCTACTTGCGGCAAAGACGGGTCTGTTTGTATATAATTCCACCATTCAGAGCCGTCATATTCCCCTCGTTTCATGATGAAATCTTTCCCTTTAAACATCAGGTTGCATGCTATTTCTTGGCCGCCAAAACCACTATCATAATTCGTTTTTTTCATCAATTCGAGTGCTTTATTTGTATTAATTTTTGTTCTTGTACTACCAATATATTCAATATCGGCAATCGTTTTATCATGGGATGATAAAATTTCTACTGTTTCATCATATAAATTCATTTTTCGTGTTCTCCTCTATTTATAACTTTATTCTATCAAATTGCTTTTCCTTTGTCAAATATTAACTGTTTTTAACCATAAATAACTTTTCACATTTATCATTTCTTGTTCTACTTTGAATATTACTACGTGCTTTATCAAAAGAATATACAGCTTCAAAACGTTTGTCTGAAATTGAATAACTTGAAATTATAACGATATTATTTTTAGCCATTTTAAATGCCCAATCGTAAAACTCTTGACTATTGAATGAATTAATATAACCATATTGTGTTGTTCCCTCATAAGGCGGATCAAGATATAATATAGCTCCAGAAACTTCGCTAAAATCATGATAACTTTTATTTGTTGCTTTTACTTCGTCAATTCGTTCAAGTCGTTCAAGTTGTCCAAGTTGTTCAAGTTGAACAAGTCGTTCAAGTCCGCTAAGTCTTATAAGTTGTTCAAGTTGTTTAGGCTGTTCAATTGCTCTCTTATATGTTTCTGTCTGTTTATAACCACTAAAAACATCATGCTTTTCAATTATTTCTTTAGCTAGATTATATTTCAAATCTGAAATTTCTTTAGAATATAAATAGTAATTCTTTTGATTTCCAAAAGAGTTAATCAGCAACTTCAAAAAGTCGTCTGTTGTCTTGTTCTCTTTAGCCTTGAGCTCGGCAAACTCTGTACGTGAAACAATTAGCGTTTTAATCCACTCACGGTCTTGTGATATAACTCGTTCAAATGCATTGGTTATATCCTTGTCTAAGTCATTGTAATACACTTCTAAACCATTTAAAATACACTCGGCTGTAATTGCTCCGCCTCCTCCGAAAATGTCATAAATCGGTTTAGTTGTTCCAAAATTCTGTTTGATAATTTCAATTATTTTCTTGCTTATCTTTTTCTTGCTTCCTTGGTATGGTAGTCCGATTGGTTTACCTTTTCTAATTTTCTTCTCGTCTAACTTAAGCATTATTTGTTGTCTTTCTAATTTGATATGTTTTTAACCATAAACAATTTCTCATTTTTCGCTTTGATGTTTTCTCCACCTTGTAAAGTGCTACGTGCTTTGTCAAAAGAATATACAGCCTCAAAGCGTTCATCTGAAATCGAATAACTTGAAATTATCACGATATTGGTTTTAGCTATTTCAAATGCCCAGTCATAAAACTCTTGACTATCGAATGAATTGGTATAACCTTTTTGGTTACTCCCTTCATAAGGTGGATCAAGATATAATATAGCTCCAGAAACTTCACTAAAATCATGATAACTTTTGTTTGTAGCTTTTATTTTATTTAATTTTTGAAGTTGTTGGAGTTGTTCAAGTTGTCCAAGTCGTTCAAGTTGTTGAAGTCGTTTATCATTTTCTTGTTTAGCATTATAAGTAGCCTTCTTGTATGTTTCTGTCTGTTTATAACCATTAAAAACGTCATGATTTTCTATAATTTCTTTAGCTAGATTATATTTTAAGTCTGAAATTTCTTCAGAACATAAGTATGATTTCTTATCATTCCCAAAAGAGTTGACTAGCAACTTCAAAAAGTCGTCTGTTGTCTTGTTTTCTTTAGCCTTAATCTCGAAGAACTCCGTATGTGAAACAATAAGGGTTTTAATCCATTCGCGGTCTTGCGAAATAACTCGTTCAAAAGCGTTAGTTATATCCTTGTCTAAGTCATTATAATGGACCTCCAAGCCATTTAAAATACATTCGGCTGTAATTGCTCCGCCTCCTCCGAAAATGTCATAAATCGGCTTGTCTGTTCCAAAGTTCTGTTTGATTATTTCAACTATTTTCTTACTTATTTTTTTCTTGCTTCCTTGGTACGGTAATCCAATAGGTTTTCCTTTTCTGATTTTCTTCTCATCTAACTTAAGCATTAAAAGTTCCTTGTCTTTCTAATTTGATATGTTTTTAACCATAAATAATTTCTCACATTTACCATTTCTTTGTCCACATCGAATAGTGCTACGTGCTTTATCAAAAGAATATACAGCTTCAAAACGTTCGTCAGAAATTGAATAACTTGAAATTATCACAATGTTAGTTTTGGCCATTTTAAATGCCCAGTCGTAAAACTCTTGACTATCGAATGAATTGATATAACCATCGTGTCTTGTTCCCTCATAAGGAGGATCAAGATATAATATAGCTCCAGAAACTTCACTAAAATCATGATAACTTTTATTTGTTGCTTTTACTTTGTCAAGTTGTTGAAGTCGTTCAAGTTGTTGAAGTCGTTGGAGTTGTTGAAGTCGTTGAAGTTGTTGAAGTTGTGGAAGTCGTTGGAGTTGTTCAAATCGTTTGTGCTTTTCAATCGATCTCTTATATGTTTCTGTCTGTTTATAACCGATAAAAACGTCATGCTTTTCTATAATTTCTTTAGATAGATTATATTTTAAGTCTGAAGTTTCTTCAGAATACATATAGCTTTTCGTGCTATTTCCGAAAGAGTTAATCAGCAATTTCAAAAAGTCGTCTGTTGTCTTGTTTTCTTTCGCCCTAATCTCGAAGAACTCCTCACGTGAAATAATAAGGGTTTTAATCCACTCACGGTCTTGTGATATAACTCGTTCAAAAGTGTTGGTTATATCCTTGTCTAAGTCGTTATAATGGACTTCTAAACCATTTAAAATACACTCGGCTGTAATTGCTCCACCACCTCCGAAGATGTCGTATATCGGCTTGTCTGTTCCAAAGTTCTGTTTGATTATTTCAACTATTTGCTTACTTATCTTCTTCTTGCTTCCTTGATACGGTAGCCCAATAGGTCTACCTTTTCTGATTTTCTTCTCGTCTAACTTAAGCATTATTCCTTGTCTTTCTAATTTGGTAAAATTTATTCCATTTTTCTATAAGTTCCAGCAACTTAGGTTCATCATATTCGGTAAACAGTTCAACCTGTGATGTAAACCAGCAGTGTAGACAGCGATCGCAACTATAACAGACGTTCACGTATCCTCTGCAATCTTTGCAAACTCCTAAACCGTCACTCGTTGGTACATCGAAGCAATGGCAATATCTTTTGTCGTTAAAGTATTTACTCATCTATTTGTCCCCTTTCGTTTTAATCAGTTCAACTAATGCAAAAAAAGCATATAGTCCAATTCCGACTAATGCTATTATAATAATTTTACCAACTACTGATTCAATACTCATTTATTCCTCCTTTATTCTATATACTATTATAAGCTATTTTCTTTTAATTATCAAGCGAAAACTCACATAAACCACTAATAAAATAATTGTTATTATAAATAGCGGCGGAATAAATATAGTTACCGCAAACCAAACGATAGATACTAAAGTGTAAATCATGATTTTTAGTATTAATTTACCTGTTTTAGTTTCTCGAAAAGTTATATCTTCATCTAATGATGAATCATCTTCTTTTGGATTACCGTAAAACACTTTGTCTTCATTTACTTCGTACTGGTTTCTACAATAATCACATTTTCCATTAGTGAAATTTGAAGCCCCGCAGGTTATGCATTGTTTTAATTCCATTAGACAATACCACCGTAGCACAAGTTAGGGTATTTGGCAAGCATTTTACTACTTATAAAATCAAAGTTTTCTTTCCAAAAGTCAGGAGTCAACCCGTATAAACCGGATATGTACTTAGTTGCATGTTCGAAGTCCCCGTTAAGTTTATAAATTATTTCAATTTTTTCAAGTGCTTTTTCTTTTGTCATCATTTTTCCTCTTTTCTTAACTCGATGTATTAAGTATAATAAAAAAACTCTAAGCTGTCAAGCAAAAAGTTTTTATCATTAATTATTATTCTTTCAATTTATTTTTGAACCAGATGATTCGCTCTTTGAACCAAGCGTCAACTCCTTCAGGACGTAACCATTTGCCTTGTTTAACTCCGTTCTTTTCCATGAACTCAATCACTTTAGTTGGAGTTTCTAGGTCGTCCCACATAGTATATTGTTTTGCTGAATGGTATTTGCTAAACATCTCAAGTGTTTCGATGTAGCTATCTTTCAAAAGTTCCGTGTCAAGCAATTTTTGGGCTTTCTCAGCACGTTTAGCAAGTCGTTCGTTAGCTTGTTCCAGTTTCTCCTTTTGTCGCTGTAAGCTCAAGTTATGATTGATGTAAGCAATTTGCTGTGCATGTCGTCCAAGTTTGCCTTGCGTATTAAGCTCGATCAGTTTAGCCATTCCCTCGCCAAGAATTTCATCAGGAACAAAGTTATATTTGTATTTCTTATTTGTATTGCGTACATAGTTATCAAGTGTTTGCTTGATTTTAAGTTTTTTGTGTAGTTCTCTTAGTGTTGTCAATTTAATACTCCCTCATATATTTTACCAAACTTCAAAGCGTTAATTTTAACTAACTGTTTCAAGTCTGATATGAATTGCTGTTCTCCGTCAAAGTCAAATGGCATTGATACATTTTTATTGATCCAAGTGAAAGCTCCGTCAAAGTCTTGTCTTAGTAAGCTCATCTTATCCACGATGTCGATAATTTGCTCTATTTCTTCTGCTGTGTACATGTAACCTACTTTCTAGAAAGGTAGATCTGATTCATCAACTTCAATCGGTTCAGATTTTCCAAACAAGTCCTGTTTAGCTTGTGATTGACTGCTATTATCATTAGGAATAAATACTTTTTCAACAGTAGGAAAAACAAAGTTATAATTTACGTACTCGCCTGATTCTTTAGCTTGTACACGACCGCTGACCGTTACGATGTCACCTAATTGAATGAAATCAGGTAAGAATGCTGAACCGTACGCGACTTTTACGTTAGATCCCTTTTCTTTTTCAAACAATGGAACAGAAATAATTTTCTTGTCGCCTTTTGCTGTGTTTACTGTACGTGTATTTTTTTCGTTCGCTTGTGCTGTAACTGTAATAATTGCCATTTTTTATTTTCCCTCTGTTGCTTTCCAAATTGTCATAATATCAAAGATTTCTTTTTTTGTCTTTGTTTTAAGTAGTTCCAAATTAGGATATCCTAGTTCTTCAGCTCTATTTAGCGCTGGTTGAATCTCTCTAAGTCGTTGTTTTTCAGCTTCCAGTTCTTTCTGTTCCTCTGTCCAGTCAGGCAAATCTTCATTTGCGTAGATATATAATCCTAATCCATGACGAGCGATTGCCTTAACTAGTCCACGCTGAATGGCTTTATTTACGTCCATTGAAGTCAGTTTTTCAAGAGGAATTGACTGGTTTCGATAATCCATTACAGGCAAATACTCAATGTGTTCTAGGCCCTCAATAGTCATACCAACTTTAACCCAAGCTGTCCTACCGTCTGTGTGATAATTCAACCCAAGCTCATTTTCATAAACTTTACTATTAGCTTCAGGATAAACTTTTTTAACTTCAGCCCACGCAAACGCCCAACTCAAATAATCAAGGTTGTTCTTTTTTTTCTTTTTGTCATTAACGTTGATGACACTTAAAGTTTCAAATACACTCATTTTCTCCTCTTTCCACGATAAATACGTTCCCTTGTCTTGTAATTTCAATATAATATTTAAGCATTGGTAAAATATATCCGTCTTCCCAGTATTCCCACAAGTCATTTATCAAGCCATATAAGCGCTCGTTGGGCCCAGCCCTATACTTTGTTTCGTTCATCTCTTCAAGCTCTTTAGACAGCTTTCTGACGCCTCTAGCATAATGTTTACTAGCTTTTTCTCTTGCTCTTAAACTTTTGAAGTTGCTTTTCATATATGAAATTCCTGATGTCTTCTTTCTGCTGTTTTTCCTCTTTAGCAGACCAGCCAACCTTTTTACCTTTTCGCTTGCCACTTTGATAAACTCGTCTGTTATCTTCTGGAAAGCCATTTTTCTCGAAGTATATTCTGGCATATTCAAAGTAATTTAAGCTGTTGATGTACTGTTGACTATCTTTTTTGTGATAATTAAGAGTTATCAATCGCCTTTCAGCTAGTGATTCAAAAGATGTTATCATATTACTCTCTAATGAAACCTAAAGTTAGCAAGGCTTTATATTCTTCACTATCTTTTTTAACTTCAAGTGCAAATTTTTTATTTCTCTTTAGTTCATTTGTTAAACCTGCGTAATATAATGGAGCGCCTCCGCTACTATCAGAAAAATTATAAAACTTAAATTTAGGTTCAAAAATCACTTCATAACCGTTAATAACAGCTTCAACCATTTTCAATTTATCAGATTTTATAAAAGCTTCACTTTCACAATCATCTCCGTCTGTTAAATTATATCCCCAACCAAAACGAGTGATGTAATAAAGTGCTTTTCTTTTGTTTACTTCATCTTCAAAGTCTCCAAAAGTTCCAAGATAATCAGCTTGTTCTTGCGTTAATTTAACTACCATTTGTTAGTTCTCCTTTATTTCTATATATACTATTATACCAAAATTAATTATCGTTGTCAACATTAGATGATATTTTTTTATTTATTTCTACTTTTAATTGCAAAGCCCTAATCAATGCACGTTTAGAATAATCATTTTCGCAAGCTGTATGCAATTTCTTTGACTGTCTGACTAGAAATTCAGCACGACCAAGCCATACTTTGAAAAGTTCATCATTGTACCACTCTGCTTTTATCATCTCTTCTAATGCACGATATAACCAGCCATAAACTTCTACATGTAAACTAATAGCTTTGTTTTCGTAATTAATCATTTTCTATTACTTTGCCTCGCTCTTTAGCTAAGTCTAAGAAAGCCTGTGCTGATTCTTTCGTTGTTTCGATTGGAGTTTCAACCTTTACTTTTTCCACTAGTTCGCTATCAGGTTCTTTTTTATCTTGTTCGATTGATGTAAAAGCTGAACCAACATATCCCCAAAGAATTTCATTATTGAAAGCAAAGTTTCGAGCAAATACTTTCATAACAGAATAACCATTTTTAGTTTTGCTATTAATCTTCGGTGACATAGTAAAAGCTATCTCGTACCAAGAGGGAATAGTTGTAGCTCCTAATATATGGCTTGGAATGATACGAAAATCACGTTCTGTTAAAGACTGTTCGCCAGCTTGCTTTCTAGCATGTGCAACAATCATAAACGTAACATACTTATCGTGTTTCATATCTAAAGTGTTTCTAAGGTTTGTAATTCCTCTTAGGACTTCCGCCATTGGTTGGTTTGCGTTGATTATATCGTTGTTATCTAACAAGTCTTTTAGAGGGTCTAAGATAACAAGCCCAATATCTTTTTCTAGTATGAAGTTATATAGCTCTCTAAGTCCTACATTGTGCTTTTTCCCTTGGCTATCATATTTCCATGTATCAAGTTTGAAAGCTCCACCATGTAAAAAATACAAGTTATCAGGACTATCTCTTCTTGAACCTTTCAAGCGTTGATGCTCTGTCAGTCTGCTATTTTCATTCTGAATAATTAACACATTAGTTTGAGTTGTTTCTCTTCCAGCGAACGGTTCTCCAAGTGCAATTGCCTGCGCTAAGTCTTGCGCTAGTGATGACTTCATACTCTTCTCACTACCTGTTATAAGACCAAGTGAACCTTTAGGCAATATATCTTGTACATTCCAAAGCAAACCGCCTGCGAAGTCATCTGATTCTTTAAGTTCTTTAGCTGTGCTTACTTTATCAAATAGGCTAGTCATTTATTTCTCCTTTAGTATATAATAGCAAAAAAGACTTGAAAAGTCAAGCCTTAAATATCATATAATTTTAGTTATAAACCATTATGTTCATTATTAAATGTTTTTCTAAATTCTTCAGCTATTTTTATAGCTTTTCTTAAACTTTTAACTTCCCCAAAACTAACGAAAGTTACTTTTTCTTTATTAAGTTTGTCATATTTTTCTTTCAGGATCTTATATTCATCAACTCTTTTTACATGTTCTTTTACTGATGTTGTTGCTAGTGTTTTCCAATAATCGACATCTTCTTTTAATCTTGCATATTCTTCATTACTAATAATTTTAACCATTTAATTCTCCTTTTCTTATACCATAGTATCAAATATTAAATTCTATTCCGTGCTACTTTTTTAGATAGCCCTTAGCCCTTAACGTGTCGTATAATCCCAGCAAGTTAAAAGAAAAGACTACTTAATTTCAAAACTTTTCTATAAATAACTCTGTCAGACTTCTACGCGTCACGGAGTGTTTCTGTTCACCGACACTCATGGAACTCATAATCTTTTATTTCATGCTACGCTCTAGGCTGTTTGTAAAGTAATCACATTTTCAATTGAGTCTAGGTTTTAAGCAACTATCCTGACCCTCAAGCGTAAGATTATGAATGACTTTCGATATTTTCAACTTTATTCAATATTGAATTCTCTATTTACATTAGTTACAAGTCATTCAGCAACTAACTATTCAATTACATAGATAATAATAACATAGACATTTTCACTTGTCAAGTATTATATACTTATATTTTAACATATCACATTTTACACTTTGAGTTATCCTGTGTTATGTAAATTATTCTAATCCCTCTAATTCTCCTAGCTTTTTATCTAGTTCATATTGGATCACTGCTATTTGTTTGATTGCTGATTCTAATACTTCTACTTTTTTAATCAAAAATTCTTTGTCTTCCATTAGTTTGTATCTCCTTTTTTTCTATACTTCTATTATATCATACCATTTTTTAACATTCACAAGGTTCACAAAGTTTTTTAGTCTTGTTTCATTGATAACCACGCGGTTTATAAGCATTTTGTTTTTTATTTTAGTAAAATGAAGAAACATGTTCCTAAATTAAGAATCGCTATACAATGGGCTTTATTCTTGTTTTAGCAAAATATTTAGTTAAACTTTTCACAATTCCATTACAAGATAAAAAGATTATCAAACACTCCGGAATTCCTTTAGAAATCTTACAAACAATAAGCTAATTGTGCTTACTGATACCATACTTTACAAACAGGACACTCACTGCGCTGACTTTCTGTCACTTCTAGTCAAATTGCGGTTAAGCGTAAAACAAAAGCCCTAAGGGGCTATTTTCTTTTTTTAATATAATTTATTTATTTCCTCCTAAATCAAAATATATTGCTGGCTGTTTGTTCCATAGTTCTAATGTTTCCTTATCTACTTCTGGCTGATTCATATATTCTCTGTTCATTCTAGCTCTTGTATTAGCTACTTTAATTTTAATACGCTTTTTATATTCCTGCTGTCGTAAGTACATTAAATATTTATCTCTAGCCAATTTTTCTCCTTTTTATTTGTTTATCCTTAATAAATTGTATATTGTAATTTTCAGTATAACAAGCTACGTGATAAGTTTGTTTTGTATCTTTTTCATTAACTATAAAAAATGAGCTAGAATCAATTTTATAACAACATATTTTGCAATATTTATCTTTCATATAAATAGTATAACACAAAATTCCTACAAAGTCAATCATAGTTTACATAACAGAGGATAAACCAAACCTGAAAAGTGGATATGTTATAATATATATATCAAGTTAACAGAGGAAAAACCAAACCTGAAAAAGTGGATATGTTATAATATATATATGAAAAGTTGAGAGAGGAAAAGCAAATGACAGAAGAACAGCTACTATTTAAGCAAGAAACAATGTCAGTGGTTGACTTTAACGAGTTCTTACTTAACGCTGTTGAATGTGGTTTGATTAATCTTGATACGGCTTTAAAGTTTAAGGGAGAATAAAGAAATGAATAAAGAACATGTTTTAGCACAAAAAGAAGTATTAACTCCGATTGAATATGAACATTATGTTAAACACTTATTTGATATTGGAGAAATTACTAAGGAACTTTATATTGAATTGAGTTCTGATTTATGAGCAAAGCTTTAGCGATTGACTTCAGTACATCTAATACTGGTTATGCATTTCGTAACCCTTTGACAAATGAGTATGTAGTCGGTTCGATTGCAGGTGGTAAAAGTAAAGACCCTTTGGAACGTGCAAAACTAATTGCTGACGGTATAACAGAAGTCATTGAGCATTATAACTTATTTGACTACTTTATTTATATTGAAGAACCTATCATCACGTTCAAGTCTAAGGGTAACATCTCATTGATTAGAGCTAACGGTTCATTCTTAGGAGTCATTCGTAACCGTCATAACATTGGCTATGTTGATATACCTAATTCCAAATGGTGTGGTTATCACTTAATCAAAGGTAAAAGCAAAGCAAGAAAAGAACAAAGCATTGAGATACTCAAGAGCTATAATATAGTTCCTAAAGACAAAATCAATGACGACATGGCAGACGCCTTTTGTATCTTACTCTATGTAGAAAGTCAGGAGAATAAATGATTGTAATTAATATTGCCTTGGTTATTCTAGGCATTTTATATGGTGTAGGTTCAGTTACCAACTTTAAAGAATGGTACTATCGCCATGATTATCTAGCTATTATACTAAGTATATTTACATCTATCTTGTTAGTAGTAGCTGGAATATTAAACGTGGTGTACTGATTGAGGGTACTTAAATGTTATAGAGTTGACAGCCAAGCAGAGGGTGCAAGTAACTAACAGCCCTTTGCATATTGCGAGCATAGTATAATGGTAATGCTGCAGATTCCAAACCTGTAAACGTGGGTTCGATTCCTACTGCTCGTGTTATTAGTACCTTATCCGCTTAAGTATAAATACAGCGCATTAGATAAGGGCATTGTTATAGGATATGTGGTAGGCAGAGTCGCAATCTGGTACTGGTTCGATTCCAGTTGTCCTAGTTCTCCTTTATTTATTATATGTTATAAGTTATAGTTCTTATGGCATATAATAACAGGATATGGTGTCAATGGTAGCATACGTGTTTTGGTAACATGTGGCGTTGGTTCGAGTCCAGCTATCCTGATGAGTGGTGTAGGGTTCGATAAGATAAGGGAGAAGTAAATGATTATATTATTATTGTTTATTGTTATGTTGTTCATTAGTCCACGTATAGCATTGTTGTTATTGCTATTGGTTATTAACCCAGTGTTCTCGTTGCTATGGCTATTGATATGGCTTGCTATTAAACTATAATAATTATTTTACAGGAAAAAGAAAATAAAATAAAAATTTTTCCATAGGTACCCCCCATTAATCGCTATGTTAA